ATTCTGTAGACATAATTATTTTTAACTCATCATTAAAGAAGTGCATGTGATCTAAGTCATATGGAAGTGTCCACTTATGCCAAGAGTTCTGTAACATTTCTCCACCCTTACTAAATCTGTTCTGTATATATAAAACCTTTCTATTCTCATTAACACTAACAACAGTTAGGTTTTTAGAATAAACCATTTTATCTATAGTTCCTTCAATATATGTAGGACAGTGTTTTGTTAAATCTTCAATTTCAAAACTATCATTACCAATTGATTGATAATTAACAACATTTGTATAGCTGTCATCACTAATAGCAAAATACAATCCACTTTCAACAGGTAATGGTCTACCACTTCCTAGTGAGTATGAGCTAACTTCTGAAAGTCTAGCTGATGTTAAATCAAAAGCTGTATTAACTAATAGTTTAGATTGTGTTGTTCCAGTATTAATAAATAAACTTTGATTAAATGTTGTTACATGTTTAATAGTATCAAAACCAACTTTAGAACTATCTAGTTTAATATCAACTCTATCTGATATAACTGTCTGACTAGCTGTTGTCCTATAAAAAGTATCTAATGAATTAATAGCACTCATAACAAGTGTGTCATCTGTTGCTACACCGAGTCTTGAGCCATAAAAGAATATATCATTTATGTTTTTATCAACAAAACTTGGACTCTTATTTGATTCAGAGTCTCCTGCTGATGCTTTTACCCATTCCCCATGTTCTATAGTAACAATGCCTGTCTTCCTGATTTCTTCCTTGTCTATAATATGTGGCATAGTAAAGAAATCTAATGCTCTATTCTGATCCAATCCTGCTTCTTTCCATCCCTTAAAGTCTGTAACATATTTAAGATAGTAATTAGATTCAACAGTCTCTTCATCTCCAACCCTTACGGTAAAGTTTTCTACAAAAGTTGGTGGTAATGTTGATATATCTAATATACCAGAGTCATTATTTTTAGATGCCTGTATAGCACCACTAATAGATTAATTATCAAAACTATTTGTAACAATTATTTCATCTATAACATAGTCTGATCCTGCCTGTATGTGTATAGCATTTTCATACTGTGTTGCTGTGAAGTCTGCATGACCATTGATGGCTGTCTGTAATGTTCCTGCTACCCAGTTTAATTTTATATTACTTACTGTAGTACCAACACTGGCATTATAATAAGTAGTAGATGTTGGAGCAAATAACTGTCCACCACCAGATATAGAATGGTACTCTATTCTAACATCATATGTCTGATTAGATGTAACACCAGATACCCAAATCATAGCTTCTTGTGGGTAGTCTGAAATAGAGTTACCATCAAAAGCTTCATCAGGTGTTTGGACTTCTAAACTATATTCTCTAGTTAGGGTGTCGTTCTTATATCTCCTGATATAATATTTATTTCCATGTGGAGCTGCTGCTCCTTTTTCAAAGATATAACCACCAGATGTTACAGAACTAGATGCTGTAGAGGCTATCTCTACATTATTCCAGTAAAACTGATTAACACCTTGATATGAATAAACCTGATAAACAGGGATAAAATCTTGCCAAACCCAACCACTATCTTCTGTTATGCCTATACCAAAACCTTCAATATCTACTGTCTCTAGACCAACTACTGTTGGTGCAATAAAGTCAATAGGTATAGAATGAAATGTTATCCTATAGTTAGACACATTACCAGTAACATAACATTCACCAGTTTCAGCAACTAAAGCTGCATTACCATTAATAGTTGCGGCTATGTCGGCTAGTGTATCACCACTATCTACTGTTACAACAAGCGATGCTGTCGCAGGGGCGGCTGATGGGTCTTCAACTGCTGTGATAGTAAGCGTGTACTCACCAACAGACCAGTCCTCATCAACTCCACCTAATGTATCATTACTAACTATAACATCAACATAGGCTGATCCGAGTTCTACCTCTCCAACTTTTCTAGCAGTATTTAATATATAAACTTTATCTTTATCTTCTAATACTCTAATATCTCCTTTCTGTATATTCTGAAAGTAATTTAAATCTGTAATGGCAGCACCTAATGCTGTTATATCTGCTGATAGTGGTATGTGAACTAAGGGTGATACTGCTGTAGGATCAAGACTTAAGGAAATCTTTTCACCATCTAATGTAAATTCTATAATATTAGAAGTGTCTAAATCCATTTGTAAAACATTAGTTAATTCAATACCATTACGGATAGTCAACCCTTTTGTAACATCAGAAAAACAATTGATTTGTTCTGATACTTGATTATCCAATCTAAGAGCAGGTGATTGTTGTGATACACCATTAATAAGATTATTAGTTGAATGATTAACTAATCCCATTATATCCTCCTGTTTCTAAATGCGATATTAATTGCTCTTGATGATTGAAACATATTAACATCTTCATTTTCTATATTTAATTTATCTAGTAATTGTAGTGCTGTATTCTCTTCTTTCTCTAAGCTTCTTTTATTCTCTTGTCCACCAAAGTATTCATTGTTATAATCCAATCTACATTTAGCTTGTATATAATTTCTCGCTGCTTGTGGTAATTCATCAAACTCTAACATCACAGAAATATCTGCGGTAATAGTATCTGTTATTGTAGTTGTTCTATCTTCTCTATCATAAACAGATAGACCTCTAGCTACATAACGATCATCCTCTGGTTCAAAGTTTAATATATTAAATGGCAACGTAATTGTATCTGTTACTGTATTTGACTCTAGCTCTACTCCATATTCTGTGTTAAACCAGTAGTTCTTGTTTTGCATATCTCTTGATACATCGTTTATCATCTGTCTTATAATAAATACAGGTTGATAATTTTCATCTAGTGATTGTACAGGATTATCTCCTGCTACCCTGAGTACGCTATTGATGATTTCTAATTCAGTTATTAGTCCTATAGTTCTCGCCATAGTTTCCTCCTTTTGAAAAAAAGGGAGCAGCATTTCTGCTACCCCCAAGTTATTATGATTGTTCTATATTAATACAACAAGCGTGATTAAGAATACCATAACCAACAGCCATCTTACCAACAATTAAGTTAGAAAGTCTCTGAGGAATATAGTCAATTCTTGTATTAACACTCATTAACTCTAAACAGCCAACAGCTTCTTTAGAGAATAATAGTCCACCAACTTCACCAGAAGCGATAGAAGCCCCTGCAAGGGCAGGAAAGTGTGGAGAGTAAGATACCTTTTGTCCTAACAACATTGGTACTTTACCTGATTGAGCAAATGGATCATTTACCCAAGTAAGTCCTGTTTGTGATGGATTGTTCAATAACATAAAGTATTGAGCAGGTCTAAATACAAATTCAGATTGTCCAACAGCATCTTTCTCTGACCATTCAGTAACAGCACTAACACAAGTAGCATATACTCCTGCTCCTGTAGATAGTGTACCATCAATGACAGCAGTGAATACATCATCATCAAATACAGGAAGCCCTGCAGTTAATGAAGTAGCTGCATCAACAACTTCTCCTGCAGAGATTAATGTTGTAATAGAATCTTCATCTACTTTCTTAGCTAAAGCCCTACCAATTGACTCAGCTTGAGCACTCTGTGCATCATAGTGTGCCATAGCTTTATCAAGGTCTGTGATAAATGCGTGTGCTACTGTTAGATCACCAATAAGGATTTCTCTAGTAGTAGTCTTTAAGTTTTGTACTGATAGTTCAGCACCATTGTTAGCAACTGCCACTGCTGAGGCTGTACCAACAACAGGAAAGGATTCTGATTTACCTTCACTGATGCTTCTATTAGTAATCTTAGCTTTCATAATATTTGTATCTTGAAAATATCTTAATACGTCTGTGGAAAACTTGATAGCAAAGTCTGCTCTATCTAGTGCGTTTTGTGCTGCCCCAGTAGCCCCTGTACCTGTTCCGTTATTTGCTCCAATCGGTGCATATGCCATAATTTACTCCTTGTTTAAAATCCCGATCTATTTCTTTTGGCTTCTATTTTAGCCCTGTATTCAGGATTGCGTTTATATTCCATTGTTCTTGTTTCTGCAAAATAGGCATCCCTATCTGCGAATGGTCTATTAGATTCATTAGCACTACCACCACCTTCAATAACCCTTTCAGGTTCTTTTCCGTTAGCTGCAATGTATTGAGCCTGTAAACCTTGTACAGCAAGTTTGGCTAAGTTCATGTCTCCAGAAAACAATGCATTATTAAATGACTCTTGTTGTTCCTTTGACATAGAATTTCTTCCCCATTCCTGCAACTCTTCATAAGATTCTTTTCCACCAACGATTGCAAATACTTCTCCGTTATTCTTTTCTTGAATAGCTTTATGTCCTGCAACAAGCATATCTAAATGCTTACCTAGACCATTTGCATCTACTAGTTTCTGAGTTTCTTCTGAGAGTTCACCATTTAAAGCTTCATCTACAATATCATCCATAGTTGGTTGTGGTGTAGAAGATGTCTCAATCTCTTCTTTTACCTCAATACCCATAGATTCAGTAACCTTTCCATCTTGTTGTGTAGTATCTGCTTGCTCAGTAGATTGAGTTTCTACTTGCTGAGTTTCTTCACTAGGTGTTTCGGTTGTAGCTTCTGTACTTTCAATTGATGTATCACTTGTTTGTTCCATTTTATTGTCCTTGTTGTTTACTTAGTTCTTGTTGATTAGCTGCATTAATTGCAGGACCAACAGCCTGTTGTTGTAACTGTTCTTTCTGTGCTTGTTCTTGTTCTGCCTGTAATTGTTCAGGCGATTTAATTAAGTCTGCAGTACTAACATCTAATGAATATGCCATACGAGATAAAGCTTCTGGGACATTTAAATATTGTCCTGCTTGTTCACCCAGTAACCCAACTGCTGCTTCCATGAAAGATTGAATAGCTCTAAATTCAGTACCTCTACCTAAAGCTGCACTTCCTGTAGTAATTTCTAATTCAATATTAGCTTTTAATATATCTTGCATGAAACCTTTCTTAACCAATCTTTTCATATATAATCTAACTAAAGGTTCTTGAAGAACATTAGCTAGTGTACTATAAATTCCACCAAGTGCTACCTCTAATTCTTGAGATACTCTCCTGATTTCTTCTGCTGTAACTCTTTCAGCATTTCTTCTAACAGCACTATCTAATAAGAATACTGTTGCTAAATCTGTTCTAAGAACTTCAGCCTCTTGTTGTGCCATACCAACATCCATTCTTTTGTCTGCTTGTAGTGTTGAGACATCATCTGGATTACCTTGTATAACATCCCCTGACGCAGCTTTCTGTAGCTTCTTAGGGGTCAATATAGCATTAGGCTTGACTAGGTATATCAATCTAGCTGACTCTGCTGAAGCCTCTAATATGGCTTGTCTGAGTCCCTCATATGATTGCAAATCACCTTGAAAGTCTTCTACATAACTTCTACCATAGTCTTCGCCTCTATCCACAAATGGGATAAATATAAATGGTAAATCTTCTTTCTTATATATACCTAATGTTCCTTCTTGTTTAATACCTTTAATCTCTTGGATAGATTTATATTTACCATCTTCCAGTATAACCATAGTATAAACTTCTAATGCTTTCTTACCTTCTCTCTCTGTACTTTCTAGTTCATCTGATATACTTTCTTGTACATCTTTTGGTAACTCTAGATAACTCATAGATTCTTTTAATACCATTTTAAGTATTGATCCTGACTTACTTCTTTTAATACCAAAACTTCCTAAACTATATGTCTTTGGTTTTCCTTCTGCAGGTATATGAAGTACGACACTTCCACCAACACAACCTTGTTTTAAAGATTCTACTAGTGTTGATCTTAGTTGAGATATTTCCATTTCATTTACAATACCTCGTTCTACTTTATACATTGCATTCTGCATGTCACCTTCTGATGTTCCAGAATCCTGCAATGCTAGGGTATTAACACCTAGTTTAAAGAATGCTGTTGCAGGTGGAAATAAAGATAATATCATTTTATTAGCTAGATTATTTACACCCCTAGCTCCTAATGATTGATACGGTGTAGCATAAGTTGTCTGTGATGTATCATCTACTACATCAGGATAAAGTTGTGGCAATGTTAATCTACTGGCGGCTTTTGCTCTATTTAAAAATGGCAATCTATCTGCTTCCATCTTTGTGTATTCTTTCTTTGCACTTAGTTCTTTTATCATAGTTGTACTCCTGTTTTACCAGTACCACCACCTAATCCTAAAGAGGGTGAAAGTGTTGATTTAGGTGCAGTAGATTTTTCTTTCTTCTTTGATACTTCAGTAAGTTCTTCTTCTGTAGTACCTATTTTAATCTTTGCTGTCTCTTGTCCTTTCTTAGCTTTCTTCTCAGCTAATCTTATTTCATTCTCTCTTCTTGATCTATCAGCTTCTTGCTGTCTTAAAACATTCTGTTGCTCCAATGCTTCTTCTTCAGCACTTTTTCCAATGCCTAAAAATCCTCCCATATTGCCTCCTATAGAAAAATGAAAGAGGTTGGGGTAGCACCTGTCCTTTCTGATTCTCTGTTAGTCTTATTTATAAATGCATCTGCATCACCTTTATTTTTAAACTTCATTATATGAGCATAGTCTACCATAACTTTAACTACTCTTTCTGCAGAGTTCTCTGTTATTCTAATACCATCCTCATTTTTCTTTCCATATTTTCTTTCTCGTTTCTTAGTTGCTTTCTTCATCTTCATCCTCGTAGTACCAATCTTTTAAATAATCCATAAAAGAACCATAATCTGTTGTTCTGAAATCAGCTATAACTTCTGCTGTAGTCATTCCTATTTCTTCTTCTGGCATGAGTCCTCCCAATCCTTAACAATTTCTGGACGTATACCTAGAAACTCGTATGGATCATATGTTAAATCAAACTGCATTAATATTTGAGAATCTGCATAATGTAGAATCCTAGCTTGTCCTATTTGTTCTAATAGTTTCTTTCTAGATTCTTCTTTATATTCTTTATAATATAATTTATGACATGCTTCAATCATTTCTAATTCATTCTCACAATCTTTTAATGCTCTATCAGCTTTAATCTTTCCAATCTTAGGACAACCTTTATAACCATCTACTGCATCACCCATTAACACTTGTTTATATAGAAATCTAGTTGATTCTAAAGGTGTTGGTAATATAAATTTATGTTTCTTAAAGTCCCAC